TCTTATCTGCTGATAACTGTTTAGTTGTTGGTGAACGTCAACGTCCTATCACTAAGAAAAGACTAGAAGGTTGGCAAGACATAAATACAATGACAGAAGATGTTAAAAGAAACTACTTGCGTAACAAGTCTCTTATCGACTTAGAAATGATACCTGATTATATCAAAGATCAGATCATGGACATTTGGTTGAATGAGCCTGCTAAAGATAGATCGCAATTGTTAAACTATTTCATCAAAAATAAATTGAAAAATCTTATGGAAGTAATATCGGAGTTTTAAATGTCTACAGAATCTTTGGCTGAAATTATTAAATCAGCCGGTGAAATGAAAACCAAAAAAGAGAAGGTTGCGTATTTGCTAGAAAAGAATAGCAAGCCACTACGCAACATTCTTAAAGTAACCTATGATAAGTCTATGGAGTTGAACATACCAAGTTCTGCTCCACCTTATGTGCCGTCTGAAATGCCGGATTCGCATGGGATGCTGTTTAGAGAAACACGAAAACTTCCTTACTTCGTTAAGGGTTTTGACGGTGATAATATTCACCCTATTCGTAGAGAAGCGTTGTTTATTCAGATACTCGAAGCAGTAGATCCATCAGACGCAAAATTACTATGCGAAGTGATTAAGCAAAAGCCTTTAAAGGGTTTAACACTTGCTTTAATCAAAGAAGCATTTCCTGGTTTAATTTCGGAGTAGAGTGAGTAATCTAAGATGTCTAAACGTAAGAACTTCCGTGACTGGTGTGAGGAAGATGAATGGGGCGACAAAGAGCCTCGTTTCAAAAAGCAAGATAGCAAACGCTATGACAAGAAAAAAGCCAAAGTCCAAAAGGCTCGTAAACTAAAAGCTAAACAAAAAAACTCTTTTTATTCTTAAATAACCACTTGACAACTGAGCGAATCAGTGTTATAGTGTATGTGAAATTAAGAAAGTGAGTTAAATTATGAATAAAGATAAAGTGATATTAGTTGATTGTGATGGTGTTCTCCTAGATTGGGAATACTCATTCGATTACTGGATGAAGAGACATGGGTATGTCAAGACTGGTGTATGTGAATACGACATGTCTATTTGTTACGACATGCCTAGAGATGAGATCAAAAGGCTCATCAGAATGTTCAACGAGAGTGCGGCTATTAGAAAGTTGCCACCTCTCAGAGATGCAATGAAGTACGTTAAAAAGCTACATGAAGAGCATGGGTATATCTTCCATGCGATTACTAGCTTAAGTAATGATCAGTACGCACAGCATCTAAGGACTAAGAACCTTAGAGAGTTATTTGGTGACACTGCTTTTGAGAAGTATGTCTACTTAGATACTGGTGCTGATAAAGACGAAGAGTTACTACCCTACAAAGACAGTGGGTGTATGTGGGTTGAAGATAAGCCCGAGAATGCACTAGTTGGTCTTGAGATGGGACTAGATAGTTATCTCATTAATCATCATCATAATGCAGATTTTCATAATGATGATGTAACAAAAGTTGACAACTGGAAAGAAATATACGAATTGCTCGTATAAATATCAACAGTGATAAGACAGTTATAGGGCAGTCCATCACGGACTGCCTTTTTTATAGGAGAGCTTAAATGCCAATGTATTCGTTTCATGATACTAAGACAGATGAAATCTATGATATGTTAATGAAAATTGCAGATAGGGAAACCTATCTCAAAACAAACCCCCACATCAAACAAATTATTACCAAAGCACCTAGCATTGGTGACGCACATCGATTGGGAGTCGTTAAGACACCTGATTCGTTCAATTCACTACTCAAACACATTAAAAAAGGAAACTCAAAGGGTATCACGGACTCCACAATCAAAACCAGATAATAACAATAAGGATTGATTCAACAATGCCTGCACACGAAAAACGTCTGACTAAAAGACAGAGAAGAGTACTGAGACAACAAGGTATTCTAGACAACGACAACCAATTATCAACAGTATTCCAGATTGACCGCAACATTAAACCAATGACTGAAAATCAAAGGGTCGCCTTTGACAGTTGGGACGATGGTTATAATTTAATGCTACATGGGATTGCAGGAACAGGTAAAACTTTCCTAGGTATGTACTTCGCTATCAATGATGTGATGACACATAACAGCCCATACAAAAAAGTGTTTATTGTAAGATCAACAGTACCAACTAGAGACCAAGGTTTTATGCCTGGTAATCAAAAACAAAAAGAGGCTGTATACGAAGAGCCTTACTATGATATCGCAACCAAGTTATTTAATCGTGGTGATGCCTATCAAATTCTCAAACAAAAACAAATCGTCAACTTTGCGTCTACCTCGTATCTACGTGGGTGTACGTTTGAAGACTGTATTATTCTTGTAGACGAAGTTCAGAATATGAGTGCAGGTGAACTTCATACAGTGATGACACGTGTTGGTGAAAACAGCAAAATTATTTTCTGTGGTGACGTTAAGCAAGACGACCTAACTTCTGAGCGTAAGAAAGAGATGTCAGGCTTGAGGGATTTTATGAGGATTATAAATAACATGAGAGAATTTGACTTTGTAGAGTTTCAGATCGATGATATTGTTCGAAGTAAACTAGTAAAGTCATACATCATTAATAGAGATAAGCTAGGTTTATAATGCAAAATAATTATATAGGCGAAGTCGTTGAAGATGAAGATGGGGAAACGATGATACAACTCCCCATCGAACTTCTAGGACAAATGGGTTGGGATGAGCAAACTCTATTAGAGTGGATTATAGATGAAGAAGCAATCACCTTAAAGGAAAAAGTCAATGCCTGAACAAACTAGATTAAGAGTATTCGAAGACACAGATGGTAATCGATATGTACGACAGTTTACACAAGCTGAAGTTACAGCGCATCTTGCTGAAAACGAAACCGTAACACTGGTTAGATAAATGCCCTTAGTAGCATTTGCAAATGCACAAAGTAATGTCGCCTGTGCGGATGGAACGCAGAATGGTGTATGCGCAACAAACCCAACAAAGTATACTTGGAGTAATCCTCTAACATCTACGTCTGGAGCTGTCACAGTTTCGAAGACATATGTTGAGACTAAGAGACCTGTAGTTAAGGGTGATGCTATGACTGCACACCCAAATGGCGAGCCTTGTGTTGTCGCACCTGTGAACCATACACCTATTTGTAGCTCTTATTCGCCTAAAGTGTTCATCGAAGGATCTCAGATGGCTAGAATTGGTGATAAGTACAATCGAAGTCACAATGGCTTTGATCATGAGATAAGCACAGGTGCATCTAAAGTGTATGCAGAAGGTGGAGCGACATCTGAATCAGTTGTAGTTGACACATCTGTTACTCCTAATACATCGACCACTACTACAACTACAACCGATAGTGAAGGTAATACAACATCAGTAGTAGTAGTTGAAGAACTGTAAATAAACCTAAATAAACCCTTGACAAGTGGTTGACAACCCGCTATAATATAGTCTGAATTAAAAGGTATTATACTATGTTTAACCATGTTGCAATGAAAGCATTGCCTGAACTTGAATGCGAAACTCTACCTACGGGCAGAACGTATATCACACCCGAGGGTAACAAATATCCCTCTATTACAACTGTTCTTGGAAATCTATCTAAGGCAGGTATTCTAGCGTGGCGCAAGCGTGTCGGTGAAGAAGTAGCTAACAAGATTAGCACACAAGCCGCTACACGTGGTACAGCAGTACACACTCTAGCAGAAGACTATATCAATAATAAAGAAGATTGGTCAAAGGGTGCAATGCCCGCTAATCTATTCTCATTCAATCAAATCAAAACTATCTTAGATGAAAGACTTGATAACGTCTGGGCGCAAGAAGTGCCTTTGTACAGTGACAAGTTTAAGATCGCTGGTCGTGTTGACTGTATCGCAGAGTTCGATGGTCAGTTAACTATTATCGACTTCAAGACTTCTCGTAAGCCTAAGAAGAAAGAATGGATTGAGAATTACTTCACACAAGCCGCTTTCTATGCGGCGGCGTTCTTTGAGCGCACAGGCGTGTCTATTAAGCAGTTCGCTATCGTTATCGCAGTAGATGATAATGAGCCTCAAGTATTTACAGGCAAGACACATGACTACCTTAACAAGCTACTTGATGCAAGAATTAAGTACGCTGAGGACAAAGGCATCTAGTGAGTGAAAATACAGTACAAGGGTTAAAGTGGGTATCGGGTTCGTTATTCCTTATGGCTGGTCTGTTGTTATCATTAAATATAGACGTATCAAAGATCGGTTTCCTACTATTCTTCGTTGGACATGTTGGTTTGGTTGTAGCATTTATTAAAGCTAATGACACACCCATGATTGTTCAAAATTCGTGCTTCACAGTAATTGATGTGATCGGCATATATCGTTGGTTTATACTATAGAGGTTTATTATGTTATTTGATATTGTTTCAACTGCATTTGTGCTAGTCATACTTCTAATCATGGGTAAAGCTGTCTGGGTTTCAACACTCATTCTTGATGAGAGAAAGAAGAACTACAGAGCAGGTACACATGACTACTATGGCAATAAGATTGAGGAGAACGATGATGAGTGAATTCGACTACCTTCAAGAGGTGACTGTTTGGGATGAGACATCATATACAGTGAGCAATCACACGTATATTCTGAACAAAGCTGGTCAACTAGCTGGCTATATCAAGTCTGGAACTAGTGCTGAAATATGGTTCAAATCGCCTATGAAGCAGTTCTCAAAGTCAAGACGCAAGTTTAAAAGGGTAAATAAACCAAATTAATTTGAAATAACCCTTGACAATCCTCTAAAATGTGGTATAATGTACTAGTAATTGAGAGGAAATATATGAAAATGACTGTCTTTGATACCCTACGATTCGCAACTCTTGCGCACAAAGGGCAATATCGTAAATACACTGGCGAAGAGTACATCACTCATCCAATCGCCGTAGCTGATCTTGTTGAACAGTACATGGATCTCCAGGGTACGTTCAGTGAAGAAGAGATCCAAACTGCGATTCAAATCGCCTTACTTCATGACACTGTAGAAGATACTGATACTACTATAGAGACGATACAAAATCTCTTTGGTTTTAAAGTCGCTCAAGGTGTATGGTTCTTAACTAAATGTCCTGACTTCGTTGGTAATCGTGCAGAGCGTAAGCTTCTGTGTGAAGGTCGTCTAGCGCAAGCTCCTGAGATGGTTAAGATCATCAAAAACTGTGATATGTATCACAACAGCCTGAGCATCGAAGAGCATGACCCTAAGTTCAACACACTGTTCAAAAAAGAGACAGCAAGCTTGTTGACTGCTATGAAGATGGATCTTTTTAGCGAATTGGAAAATATGCCAAATTAACCCTTGACATTATCTGTGAATAGTGTATTATTATACTGTAATTAACAAAAGAGAGCGAATCATATGTGGACTGCAAAACCTAATCTGAACAACAATATCGGCATCAAAGAGTTTGAAGATGTCAAAGCCGCTGTAGCGTACCTTGAAGAGTACACTGGAATTGAGATGGCTTACGAGCGCAATCGCAAAACTAAAGAGATCACCTATGATTGGGAATTGATCGAAAAGCTTTGGAAAACGTCATAATTGATATGGAGAATATAATGATAAATGTGAGTGAAAAAATGCAGGCAATCAGTGCCGCACAAAACGCCTTTGCTACAATTGAAAGTATTCGCCCTGGTGCGATACCTCATGAGACTAAGGTCTTACTAGCTGAGTTGAAAGTCGATCTAATGGACATCCAAGATGCCCAAGAGGAGGCGTTAGCATGAAGATCAAAGGTGCAATAGGTGTTCTGAACCGTAGAGCAACAGAGTTCTACGGTAAGACTTTCGAATGGCTTATCAATGCTATGGACAATGGCTTCGATGAGAACTTAACTGTGACTGAAGCGTACAACGTGTACAAAAAGTTTCAATCTTTACCAAAATAACCCTTGACAATGCGAATCAACCTGTTACAATGTATATGTAATCAATTGAGAAGGAATTAAATTATGGCTTATGTATCACAAGAAATGAAGAAAGAACTCGCTCCTGCTATCAAAGCTGTACTTAAAAAGTACAAAATGAAAGCCAGCATTGGTGTTAATAATCATTCTACACTTTGTGTAAACATCAAGTCAGGTGCGATTGACTTCTCGGGTAACTATACTCATGGTGATAATTACATCCAAGTAAACGAATATTGGATTGATGATCACTATGCTAATAACCCGACAGCACGTGATTTTCTGAACGAACTGTTAGCGGCAATGAAAGGTCCTAAGTACTTTAACAATGATGACGCTCAAACAGACTATTTCCACCGTTCACACTACACCGACATTAATGTTGGCAAGTGGAACAAACCATACGCATTGGCGGCTTGATATGAGCAAGATGGGTCAAATGTTTTTAGAGATGTGTGAGGATGCTCAGTTCCTAAGTGAGTTTCAATTCGTTGAGATGTATGGCGAAGAGCATCGACAGTTCTGGATAGATGAGAATACACCAAATAGAGATGTCGAGGATTGCCCTTGACATTTTCTTTTGTATGTGGTAAAATGATTCGTAAACAATGAAAGAGTATATTATGAAAATTGAAGTGATCCATACAGCATTCGAAGATGCACCCCAAACTGTTGCGATAGTTGACGCACCACCTAATATGAGTGATGAAGAGCGCCTTGAATATGCATATCGTTGGACTAACAACGTAGCAGGTTCTTGGAGCCGTCGTGACATCAAAGACAACGGTGACTACAATCCCGATGTAACTGTTGTAGCTCCTTTGAATGAAGGTGGCATGGGTCTACGCTCAACATCAATGGGTGATGAGTTAATCATGGACGGTGTGAAGTACGTAGTTTCTGCGTTTGGTTTTCGATCATTAGAAGAGAAAGCGGCATGATGAATGAACTAGTTTATGATATCGAAGTGCTTGAGAATGCACTTATTGCTTTTGAGGAGGGCGCCAGCGATGAGAAGCGGGCAGCCCTATTTTCGTTGGAGCGTCTGGTTAAGCAAAAACAGGCATTGATAGATTCTTATGAAAAA